ACCTAGTCTGCCCTTCTGCTGTTTCTATATCGAAAGATAAAGGATTAAGTTCGCCGCATTGGTCTATGTACTCACGTTTAAAAGTATATAAGTCATCAATGGTTGGCTCAATCCATAGCTCTCGTTCTATGTAATTAATATCTTTAAATGTTGATTCTCTTTTTGCTTTCTTAAAGTCTGAAAAAACATGTGCCCTAAAGTCATAGTTCTTTAGAACGGAAGAAGGTGGGTAGGAAGTTATTACTTTAAATTCTCTTTTCAAATGAGGAGAACTTGAAGGAATGATTGCACCTCTGTATGTTTTAACTTTATCGAATCCCGTTAATGCCCACAATGAAACGCCTCCCATTGCTATAATAACATTGGGATTTGTCTCATTGAGTTCATTGTACAAGCGTTGCAAATCTTGTTCCATCTCCTGCTTGAGGTAGCCTAAGGTGGTATTCGGATATGATGAACGCCATTTACTTTCCTTGCACAAAGCCTTGTATTCAGAACGTCTGTGAAAAAAATTTTGGGGATTGTCTTGGGCAGGTTTTAATTGAAACGTGTGGGTGAGCATGCAATCCTCGACTTGTATCCCTGCCATCCTGCAAATCTTACTAATAATATAATCTCCTGCAAGTATCTTATTCAAACGAACTTCATTTGCATTAGGATAGTCCATAACAATGGCTATCTGTGCCCCCTCTTTTAATTGAGAAGGCACACGATTTTTTACAGCATACTCACCCATGATATATTAATGCTTAGTCAATATCCTAGATACTGAAGCTTGCAATATATCTTTGTTGCGCCCAACCATTTCGTGTTTAACAATACCACTAAACGGTTGACCGATAGTTTGCTCAAGCATTTCGCCAAACGAATTGCCACTCATACCGAGTGTCTTTGACAAAAATGCTTTAAGTGAAATGACAGGATTTCCCTGCCTCAGTGCTTTTTTGGTTGCCCAAAATTCCAACCGAGTGCCGTCACAGTTTTCCAAATCTGCATCAGTGATATCAGATTCCAGAACCGCTTGAGCTTTACAGTTGATTCGCACAATTTGGTTTTGATTTTCACCAACCCTATCCGTACGATAACTTGTGATAACAAAATCGTAACTGCCCTCAGGCAACGTTATTGTTTCAGGTATATCCTCTGGATTCATTGATAAAAAGTCAGTAACATCAGCCATTATTTACCTCCTGCTTTGATGTTAATTACATTGTCTTTACCAGACAATCTTTGTCGAGCATTCTTTTGAATAGCTTCAAACAATTTCGCTAGATCTAATGCAGTGTTCGGCTCAATTAATTTTGGAGCCGTTACTTTTAGATCCATGCGATGATCTGAAACTGTACGCAAAGTTCTCTCGACACCTTTGCTCGAACTTCTAGTATCTATTCTGCATACGCAATTAAAATACCTACCCAACTTAGTAGATAATTTGGAACCAACACTAGTTGGATATGCTTTTGACACACCCAAATCGCCTTCCATGTATTGCATATGTGTTGTCACGACCACATTACATGGAACTTCGGCACCCGTAATATATTGAATGATGTGCTGGACATCACGCGCGGCTGTTCCCCATTCTGGTTGACTTGCCTGGTCGGTTGGCTTCTTGTTATTAAATACAAGTGCCCCCCTTAAAGCCGCCTCTCCCATCAAAGTTAAACTGTCGATAACCAACACATCTTTAGATGTCCACTTACTTACAGATCCAAAATCCTCTTCCTTATCTTTCCAATTTGAAATAAGGTTAACCCCTTTGCGAAAAGCATCCGCTCTTCCTATCGGGTCTTTCAATGTAACATAACTAACCTTGTCCACCGCATCTGGATTAAGAAATTCTGGAAGGATAGCCAAGCCATCATCATAATCCAAGATACGCAAATTGTATCCCGCATTGGCTAATGCCGATAATGAAGCCGTCTTTCCCGAACCACTATCACCCACGAGTAACAGTTTAGTTACATCAGTTGATATATGATCTTTAATACTTGCCATGTTTTTATCTCCTATAATTTTCATAGTCTATCATAAATAAAATAATTGTCAACAATTATTTTTTTCGTAACTTTAATCCCAAACGGATACGCCTACGATTGCGTCTCTTTTTAGAGCCGACCTTGCGCCTACCCTTGTGTCCTTTTCTTTTTAAGTCCGCCTTACTCATTGAGCACCACATGTACCCAACAAGATGAGCAACAATAAAATTATTACAGTTGTTTTAAACCACATTTTTAAACCTATACATAAAAATTAATTACTCCCGTTAAAAAAATTGAAAAGGCAATCGCATTAATAAATATGATTGCTCTGTCATTCCACATCATGCCCACAATAAACCAACCAAACACACCTATTGCATGAAAGAATAAATTGTATGGGGATATAGCTAAAGATGTTAATACCATACCAATTAATAATATAAAACTACTGACCCATTTTATATACCATGTTAAGCCACCCGTGGGGGTAATTTTATTAATCATTTTTCCCTGGTTCTGTTAAAGTGGATAGTTTCCATAGCCGTGTGAATTTATTTTTTCCTTACAGTATTCACAGAAGCGCTGATAGGTAGAGTAAAATCCAAATTCATTTTCACATGTATTGCACTTGCGCTTTCCTATTATTATTCTTTCTGACATGCGGGGTCGCCGTCTTGGTTTTGAATATTTAGAATCAGACGGAGGAACATATCCCTCAGCCACCTTCAACCTATAAAGTTTACCCAGAATGGAATTTTTTTTCAACCCCATTATAACGGCTATCTCACAAGGTCGTTTGTCTTTACTTAATCTTTTTAATTCTTCCACTTTCTCCTTGCTCCAAGCTTTAAAACCATTCATTTATTTTTCCTAAAAATATTTTCATCAACGCGTATAACATTATCCACTACCAGATCAGCGTGAGGTTCTCTTATGAAATCCTCATCCAATATAATTTTTCTATGGTCGGGAGATTCCGCACACACTTCCCTAAACTTACATCCGCCATAGTTTCCGCATGACGTAAAGTTCGCAGGATAATATTTGTTATGACTGTAGGCATCCGCCAAACCAATGGCGTATTGGGCATCCGTGTACCATTCATCAATGGATGGCTGTGATACATTGAATATACTTCTATTGAACCTGCAGAAATTAACTCCCGTTTGCACAGCATCAACAATAAAACCCGCAATGTCCAACCCCAATACATTTCTCGCCGCCCATATGTAAGCGTAGATCTGATTGTTGGGCTGGAAGTTTCTAAAATATAAATCCGTCAATGAAGTTTTGGTAGTCTTGGTATCACACAGATACAGACGATTGTCCAGCTCCACAATTTTATCTATGCGACCAGATAACCTATGTCCCTCGCCACCAAACGGCACTTCAAATCTCTGCTCTAGGCAGGGGGCACCATTGGGCATGGTTGCAATCTTTAAATTGTCTTCCCAAAATTCTTCCGCTCTCCAAACGATGGCTCTTATTCCTGCCTCGAATCCACGTGCCTTGTCCTCTGACTTGTTTAAATCTTTTCCACATTTTTTTATTATGTGGGTTACCGCTTCAAGTACAGCTTCCTCCTTGCTTTTCTTTTCGAATTTACATCTGTCTAGTATTTCAAAGCCATCATGAACAGTTGATCCAAATCCCGTAACGGGTGCATACATTTTTAATTTGTATCCCAACAGATTGGTTAACCTATAAAGTCTGGGACACGCCAGAAATGTAGAAAGACTTGAAGAATCCCAGATCATCTGGCGGGGTTTTTCCCCATCATAAATATATTTTTTTAATTTGGCTGGTTGTTTGCCCATTTTTTTCTCCTGCGTTCTGTTTCTTCTTCTATAAATTCTTCGTGTTCTTTGGGATTAAGTTCCTTGTCAATGTCCACTCGTTTAAAATAACACAGTTGGCACTCATCTTTATATGGAGGTGAAAGAATCGCCAACTCTGGTTTTACATTTTCAGAAAATTCTTCTGTGAATAAAGGCTCTTCACATACTGAACACAGCCTTAACCCTTCATCATTTACTATCATTACACATTCCTTTAGTTTAAATTAATAGCACCAATAAAATAATCAGACTCATTCCGATCAATGCTCCTATTAAATACAGAAACAGTTGGGTATGTTTTACCATCAACAACCATTCCCTTTTTCTTTTATCGTTTCTTCGATTCATTTTTTATATCTCCGTAGGTATCTTGGAAGTGCCGTTGAAGTACACTCACCCTATCTTCAGACATTGCCACCTTGTCCAACAGCTTAGCCATTTCTTCCGTATGCTGTGGATGTTCCCCAATTCCCACAGAATTTTCAAAATAAATTTGCAATGTAGCCTTGCTCTCCAATACTTCTGCCTTAGCTTTCGCCAACAAGGAATCATATAAGATTTTGGGAATGTGATTATACATTATCCACTAACACATCCATGATATTATCCCCCGCAGGTTCGGGCGCTTTTACCCTAGCTGATTTACTTGTAATTCTTTTGCCCGCTTTCTCGGCTGCTCTTATATTTTCCCTAGTCTTTTTTAAATAACTGATGATGGTTTTGATATCATCTTCGTTATCCGCCAATTCAGTTGGATCTTTTTCCAACAACTCCGTTGGTATAACCAATTCCTCTACTGTTTCTTTTTCTTTTTTCTTAGGCATATCTTTATTCCTTTAAATATATTACAATAACCATAGCAACCACGCATATGATTAATAAAATTCCAGAATAATCTTGGAAAAATTCCATCATTCCTCACCATCTGCTCCATCAATGGTATCAAATTGAGGTTTGATAGGTTGGTTGGGCACAAGTTCCACTGCTAAAACTTTAGCATCTGGAATTGTGATTAATGTTCTTGATAATTTATTTGACACATAAGTTTTGGAAAGTTTATCAAATTTAATATCCCCTTCCATTATTTTTTTCGCGGCTTGTTCTTTATTCCTAGCCTCCACTTCCCAATGCTGTGTAAAACAATGGGATGTCGTTACATCATATTTCATCACACATTTCTCCTTGTATCATTTGCATTCTATATTATTTACTGACACCTGTCAACAATTATTTTAATGCAAAGTTTTTTTAATTCCAGAGTATTCCCAATCGTCAAAAGGATCGGGCTTCTCTCCAGATCTTATGGCTTCAGCGATATCCTTTTCCATCAGTTGTCCGAAGGTGGATATGTTATGCATAACACCTGCGAATATTCTT